GATGGGGCCGCCGACGTGTAGGTAATCGCCTTCCTTCCACGAAGGCGGCCCCTGATCGTTTCAATGAAGGAAGGAAATCTCTATGATGCGTAATCAAGATCCAGACGAACTGCTCGTTGTTCTGTTCAAATACGTCGCCGTACACAATGAAGCCAAAAGCCTTGCTGAAGGCCGGCCGATTTTCGAGGATAAAGAGATCTGCGAGATCCGCTCTCCAGGATCCCCCGACGTCAAAGTATTCCCGTCAACTGATTTTACTCGCTGGGTCAACGACCCCATCACCAGGCAGCAGCGCCCAGAGACTTATGCCGAGCGGTTCCGGCACCAGTACCAGCAGTTCAAGCGCGACGTGGCGCAGACCAAGATCGGCACGCCGCTCGATCTCGTGCCGTTCCTGACCGATGCCAGGCGTGCCGAGCTTCGCGCGCAGAACGTCTACACCATCGAGCAGTTGGCCGGCATCGACGGCGAGGAGTTGAAGAACCTCGGGCCGGGCGGCCGTGAGATGAAGAACAAGGCCGACGAGTACATCAAGGAAAGCATGGCTACGGCGCCCAACATGCAACTGCTGGCGCAGTTGGAGCAGTTGCGCGCCCGCAACGTCATCCTCGAGGAAGATGCTGCGCACAAGAAGTCTGTCGAGCAAGCCACAGGCAGCGAGTTCGACGGCATGGATCTGGCGCAACTGCGCGAGTACATCAAGACGCACTCGGGCCAGGAGCCGATCGGCGCCATCAACATGAACCGCAAGACCCTGGTACGGATGGCAGAGAGTGTGCGGCCTGAGAAAGTAGCATGACATGACGCTGTTGTCGGTGGTTAAGGATGTCTGCTCTGTGGTCGGCGTCCTGCTGCCACAGTCGGTCGTTTCCGGGATCGCCGGCAACCGCACCATGCAGGAGATGCTCTCCCTCGCCAACGAAATGGCGCAGCGTATTGCCTACGACACCCGCGACTGGCAGACACTGCGCGCCACCGCAACCTTCACCGGCGACGGTACTGCTGACAACTTCCCACTGCCGGAGAATTTCAAACGGCTGATGCTGACATCGAACGTGTGGCGCGGCACTTCCATGACCGAGCCGATGACGTTCGTCTCCGACCTCGACGAGTGGGTTCGCTATAGTCGCGGCAACAGCTGGAGCAGCGGCATCGGCGGCGGCAGTTGGATGTTCTCCGGCGGCAGCCTGTATGTGCGGCCGGTGCTGGCGCTGGATGAGACAGCCACTTTCCACTACATCGACAAGAACTGCATCGCACTGGCATCCGGTGGCTTTGGTGATCGTTTCATCGCCGATGGCGACCGCTTCCGGCTCGATGAACGGCTGCTGACGCTCGGGATGATCTGGCAGTGGAAGGCGCAGAAGGGCTCGCCCTACGCCGAGGATATGGGCACCTACGGCGATGCGCTGGCGGTTGCCATGGGCCACGACCAGCCGGGGCCGATCCTGATCGGGCGCCGCCCGTTGTCGGCTAATTCCCGCGTCGCGATCCCGTCGCAGACTATCTACTTTCCGGGTGCCACCCCATGAGCCAGCACCAGGCATTCAAGCGAGTGTCGGTGCCGGCGCAGGTGGCGCAGAAGCTGGAGACGGTGACGCTGGCGGCGCCAACCCGCGGCATCATCATGAACGAGAACGAGGCATACACGCAGCCTGGCGCGGCGGTTGTATGTGATAATTGGAAACCGACCATGAACGGCGTTAGCCTTCGCGGCGGTTGCGATGAGTGGTGCCAGTTGCCGGAGACGACGCCTGTTATCTCCGGGTTCGATTACGTCAGCGGCGTCAATCACCAGATGTTCGCCGCCAACCTCACCAAGATCTACAACGTCTCGACGACGGTGCCGCTCGAGGTCGCCTCGGGGCGAACCTCGGGCAACAACGTCGCCTCGCAGTTGGCTAACGCCGGCGGCGATTTCATGCTGGTGGCGAACGACGCTGGCGACCCGCTGCTGCGCTATAACGGCGTGGCGTGGACGTCACTGGCGACAACGACGCCACCGGACTGGAGCGTCGGCACGCCCTACGCGGTCGGCGCCACTGTCACCGACCCAGACGCACCGGGGCGCTGGGAGAACACGGTGGCGCATACCAGTCCCGGCAGCGGATCGTTCGAAGACTACCGCGACGCCAACCCCGGTCATTGGATCATCAGCATGGCGGGGGATGACAACAGCTGGATCACCGGCCCGCCGGGATCGCGGGTCGAGAACGGCGCCAACCTGTCCTACGTCTGCAAGTATCGCAATCGCTACTTCTTCGTCGAACTCAACAGCATGAACGCCTGGTACCTGCCGCTCAATGCGGTTGGCGGCACGCTGGAGATGATCCCGCTGTCGGGCGCCGCCACCAAGGGTGGCAGGCTGATGTTCTGCGCCAGCTGGTCGATCGACGCCGGCGACGGCATCGACGACAAGATCTGCTTCGTGACCAACGAGGGCGAGGCGATCATCTTCACCGGTGGCGATCCGTCCTCGGCCGCCAACTGGCGGCAGGAGGGCAGGTACATGCTGTCGCCTCCGCTCGGCATGAATGCTCACCTGGCGATCGGCGGCGACCTGCTGATTGCCACGGTCGACGGCATCCTGCCGATGTCGGGCGCGATTACAAAAGACCGCGCCGAGCTCGAGCTCGCCGCCATCACCCGGCAGATCAAGCGGATGTGGCGCCTTGAGGTGCTCGACAAGCGCGAGCACCACTGGAGCATGTTCAAGTGGGATGAATACGGCGGCATATTCACGACGTTGCCCGGCGGTAAGACCGGGCAGCAGCGTTGCCTTGTCGTTAACGCCGCCACCGGCGCGTGGGCGCGTTTCACCGGCTGGGATGCGATGTGCTTCATGCGGATGCGCGGCGACATGTTCTTCGGCACGCAGACCGGGCAGGTCATACAGGCCGACCGCACCGGCTATGACAATGGCCTGCCGTATGTCGCGACGCTGGTCGGCGGATGGGAGATGTTCGCCTCACCCTCGCAAACCATCACCTGGCGGCAGTCGCGGGTTTCGTTCCGCGCCCGCGCAGGAGAGCCGTTCCAGCCGCAGGTGGCGGCGACGGTCGACTATATCGTAACGCTGCCGCCGCCGCCGCCTGCGGGCGAGGATACCGGCGTGCTGGATCTGTGGGACGAAGGGCTGTGGGACACGGCGATCTGGGACGCCGGCGTGGCGCCGGCGCCTGTGGTTCGCAACACTGGCTGGGTGTCGATCGGCATGACCGGCTACAGCCACGCGCCGATCGTGCAGGTGACGGTGGCGCAGCAGGCCAAGCCCGAGGTCGACTTGATCTCGATCGCGGCGACATTCGAACGTGTTGGTGTCAACGTCTAGGGGACTGATAGATGCCGCCATATGACCAGACAGGCGCATTGGGTGGGCTGTTCGCGCCGGCGTGGATCTATGGCGACGAGGCGCAGATGGCGGCCGTCGCCGACTGGAATGCGCGCAACCTGCGGCGCCCGCCGCCGCCGGATCCGTTCAATTTCTTCAGGGCGCCGGATCCAGTGGGCGCGCAGCGCGACGCAATCGCCCGCGTCATCATGGATACCAGCAACTGGGGCGGCGGGGGCGGTGACAGTGCCGGCGAGGGCGGCAGCACGGCTGCGAGCGGTCCGGGGCCGGGATTTGGTGGTAGCACCAATGTAGGCACTCCGGGGGATCCGGGCGCACCGCCTAGTGCTCCGCCCGGCGTCACGACTGGCCACAACTCGGCCACGTCTGTCGACGCCGGTGTCACCCAAGGGCCAGCCAATCCTTCAGGCGTTGTTACCGGCATGCCGATTGGTGATGTTCAGGGACCGATCAGCAATCCGAGCATTACCAGCACCCCGACCGTGTCCGAGAATGAAGTGGGCGTTGTCGATGCGAACACCGTCAATGCCGTCGATCAGGCGACGGTAAATGATACGACCATGGCAGACCCGAGCAACCCGCACGGGCCACAGGCGACTATAGGCCCCAACGAGGGCTACTCGACGGCGCCACCGACAGGAGCGCGCGC